GAATTTTTAGGATCAACCAATACTCTTATTAATCCAACTAAACTCAAAAATCTTGTTTATGAAAATCCTATAAAAAGAAATGCAGGACTTGACATTTATGAAAATGCAAAACCAGAAAATAACTATCTCATTACTGTTGATGTTGCTCGGGGTTTGGGGAACGACTATTCTGCTTTTATCGTGTTTGATATCACACAATTCCCGTACAAAGTCGTCGCAAAATATCGGAATAATGAAATCAAACCAATGCTCTTTCCCAACATTATTCAAGAAGTTGGAAAAGCGTATAATGACGCTTGGTTACTAATAGAAGTAAATGATATTGGTGATCAGGTAGCAAATATTCTTCATTATGATTTGGAATATGACAATCTTCTTATGGCATCAATGAGAGGTCGTGCTGGTCAAATTGTTGGTACAGGATTTAGCGGTAAGAAATCTCAACTTGGTGTTCGTATGACATCCGCAGTTAAAAAGTTGGGATGTTCTAATCTCAAAACATTTTTAGAAGATGATAAGTTGCTGACTGTTGATTATGAAATTATTAGCGAATTAACAACTTTCTCTCAAAAACATAATTCGTTTGAGGCGGAAGAAGGTTGTAATGATGACCTTGCAATGTGCTTAGTTATTTTTTCTTGGTTAGTCGCACAAGACTATTTTAAGGAGATGACTGATAATGATGTCAGAAAAAGAATCTATGAGGAGCAAAAAAATCAGATAGAACAAGATATGGCTCCATTTGGATTTGTTTCCGATGGATTAAGTGATCCAGGAGGATTTACTGATAGTGAGGGAGATAGATGGTTTACTGACGAATATGGGGATAAAAGTTACATGTGGGAATATCATTAATGGATTTTGATGATCAAATTAAATTAGGACATTTATTACTCAATGAAAGAAAGTGTAGATCTTGTGGATTTACAAAAAATTTAATAGATGGTTTTTATAGAACTAAAAAAGATAGAGCATCTGCAATGTCATCATATTCGTACGAATGTAAAGAATGTACAATAAAAAGAATACAACAAACAAGAAAAAGAGTTCCATGTAGATGTGAATGGGAATATCCTGACTGGTAGTATTGTTCACGCATCGTTTCCCCATTGAAAAAAGACAAATCAATAAATATTATTAGAACAAATTTGGATTGCGAGGGTAATCAAGATGCCATTAAATTTAGCATCTCCTGGGATTGTAGTAAAGGAAGTTGATTTAACTATTGGAAGAGTTACTCCTTCTTCAGCTAGAATCGGAGCTATTGTAGCACCTTTTGCAAAGGGACCAGTAGACGTACCAATACTGGTAGAGAACGAGAATGGTTTACTTAAGAATTTTGGGCAACCATATGCCACAGATAAGCACTATGAGAACTGGTTAGTTGCTTCTTCTTATCTCTCTTATGGCGGATCACTTAGAGTTGTAAGAGCAAACGACTCCCAATTAAAAAATGCTTTTATAGGAACTGCATCAAGCGTTAAGATTGATAGTTTAGACAACTACAATTCTTTAGGGTATGATGAAAATACTTTAAGTAATGTTGTTTTTGCTGCCAGAAACCCCGGTACTTGGGCAAACGGGGCAAGAGTTGCAATTATTGACTCAAAAGCAGATCAAATTCTGACAGGAATTAATACATCTGGAGTTGTTAACTTTGTTGCTGCTATCTCTAACAGAAGTGGTACTTTAGTTGGCAGTGCTACAACAATCGGCATTTCGACCGCATCGGTAACATTGGGGCAAATTGTAAGATGTGATGTTGCTGGAGTTGTTGCTGCAGGCACTACAGTTACTTCAATTGCAGTGGGAGATGTAGTTGGTATTTCAACTGCATCACTATCTTCTGTTGATATTACTACTACGTTTGACTTCGGTTCCAACTCAGTAGTCAGCGATCCACTGGTTGTTGGATATGGAGTCACACAGGCAATATCTTCCACTCTTCCTGGTCCTGGTACAACTAGCACTCTTGATGGTCACTTAAAGGGTATTATTACTGAAATTGGCGCATCTTCTGTAGGCGTAAAAGTTCTTTCTCATGTATCCTCAGCAGGAACTGTAACGGACGTAGATTATCAACCATCCGGAGTTTATGCATTTGCTGGATCGGGAGACGTTTCAATTACTAAAAATAATGAAATAACTTCTTATGGTTCTACTTCTTACACCGCAAGACAAGATTGGTTCGATCAACAAACAGTTGGTTTAACCACCACATCAAGTGTTAATTGGAATACTCTTGCACCAAGACCTGGAACTTCTGCCTATGCAGCAGCAAGAAATTCAAGATTTGATGAAGTTCACGTTGTTGTTATTGACTCTCTTGGAACTATCAGTGGAAATGCAGGAACTATTCTTGAGAAGCATTTAAGTCTTTCGAAGGCAAAAGATGCAGAGTTCTCTGTAGGAAGTCCATCTTACTGGAGAAGTTTTCTTGCAAATAACTCAGAATATGTCTTTGGTTTAGGTTCTCCCGCAAACACTGTAGAGACAGGTTATAGTTCTAATTTTGCACTTGTCTCGAATGGTGGTTGGGATAGAGATGCAGAAGGTACTATTTTTAATGCTGCAGGTTCTTCAACTGATGACCTAACAGGAGGAACAAATTATGGAGGAAAAACTGACTTAACTAAATCTGGTGCTCTGACAGCAAGTATTGGAGAACTTTCCGATGGTTATGACTTGTTTGAGTCTACAGATAACTATAAAGCAGACTTCTTGCTTATGGGATCTGCCTCCAAGGCTAAGGTAGATACTCAGGCACTTGCAAATAAAGTTATTTCTGTCGCTGAACTGAGAAAGGATGCTGTTGCTTTTGTATCTCCAAGTAGAGATTCTATCATGAGCGACACCACAACACAAGGTGATACAACAGTTTATAGTGCATCAGATATTACTAATAAATTAATTGAATTCTATGCTTCCGTGTCTTCATCTTCTTATGCGATATTTGATAGTGGTTATAAGTACATGTATGATCGCTTCTCAAATACTTTCAGATATGTTCCGCTAAATGGAGATATTGCAGGTATTTGTGCTCGTACTGATATTAATAACTTCCCTTGGTATTCTCCAGCAGGAACATCAAGAGGTTCTATCTTAAACGCGGTAAAACTTGCGTACAATCCAACAAAAGCACAAAGAGATCGTCTGTATTCAAATAGAATCAACCCAGTTGTATTCTCTCCTGGTGCAGGTATTGTTCTCTTTGGAGATAAAACTGGACTTGCTAAGGCATCGGCATTTGACCGCATTAACGTCCGTCGCTTGTTCATCTATCTTGAGAATGCTATTTCTGCTGCTGCGAAAGATCAACTCTTTGAGTTCAACGATGAAATTACAAGAACAAACTTTGTAAATGTTGTTGAACCATTCTTACGTGATGTTCAGTCAAATAGAGGTATTCAAGATTATGTTGTTATTTGCGATGAAACAAATAACACTGCTGCGGTGATAGATAATAATGAGTTTGTGGCAGATATCTTTATCAAACCCGCAAGATCAATTAACTTCATTGGTCTGACCTTTGTTGCCACCAAGACTGGTGTTGATTTTGAAGAAGTAATCGGTAACTTTTAATTAACTTAGAGGCTCTAAAAAAATGGCAACCAGAAACCAAATTAATAACATTCCCTTGAGGAAAATTACCGACTTCAAGAGTAAGTTGTCGGGCGGTGGTACAAGAAGTAATCTTTTTGAAGTTGAACTTGCTTTTCCAACAGCAGTTGGTATTGATGCGGTAACCTTAGATAAGACAAGATTTCTTGTAAAATCAGCAGCACTTCCTGCTTCAAATATCACACCATTGGAAGTAGCATTTAGAGGAAGAACTCTAAAACTTGCTGGCGATAGAACATTTGAAACATGGACAATTACTGTCATTAATGATGTCGATTTCTCTATTCGTTCATCATTTGAAAAATGGGCAAACTACATCAATCGTTTGTCTGATAGCACTGGATCTACCGATCCTGCAACATATCAGGCAGATGCTTTTGTCCATCAGTTAAATCGTGATGGAACTATTTTGAGATCATATCATTTCTATGATATTTTCCCAACAAATATTTCAACAATCAATCTCTCTTACGATAGCGAAGCAATTGAAGAATTTACTGTTGAGATGCAAATTCACTGGTGGGAAGCAATTAAGGGAACTTCTCCGGCAGCTGGCGGAGAAGATATCAACTAAATAGTACACGGTCACAAGTAAGTTTATAAAATGGCGAAACTTTTTGGTTTTTCGATTGATGATAAAGAGAAAAAATCTAGTTCTATAGTATCCCCCGTTCCTCAAACTAATGAGGACGGGGTTGATCATTATATACAATCCGGATTTTATGGTCAGTATGTAGATATTGAAGGTGTCTATAGAACTGAGTACGATTTAATTCGTCGTTACCGGGAAATGGCACTGCATCCAGAATGCGATGGTGCAATTGAAGATGTTATTAATGAGGCAATTGTTAGTGATTTGTATGATTCTCCTGTGGAAATAGAACTTACCAATGTAAATGCTGGAGATAAATTAAAGCAAATAATTAGAGAGGAATTTAAGTCTATCAAAGAGATGATGGATTTTGATAGAAAGTCGCACGAAATTTTTAGAAATTGGTATGTTGATGGGAGATTATTTTATCTAAAAGTCATTGACATTAAAAAACCTCATGAAGGAATCAAAGAATTAAGATACATTGATCCTATGAGGATGAAGCATGTTCGTCAAGAAGTTAAAGAGAATGGAGATAATACTTTAAATGGAAATTTCTCTGATGGCAGTATTCCCATAAATCATTCAAAGATAGAAGAATATTACGTTTATTCTCCTGCTCCTGCCCATAACGTTGGTTATATGGGAGCAAAGTCTAAAGGTACAGTTAAAATTGCAAAAGATTCTATTACATATTGCACCTCTGGATTAGTAGATAGAAACAAAGGAACGGTTCTTTCATATCTTCACAAAGCAATTAAAGCTCTCAATCAACTTCGTATGATTGAAGATTCTCTTGTTATTTACAGATTATCAAGAGCACCAGAACGTAGAATTTTCTACATTGACGTTGGCAATCTTCCTAAGGTAAAGGCAGAACAATACCTCAAAGAGGTTATGTCACGTTATAGAAATAAATTAGTTTATAACGCACAAACTGGTGAAGTTCGTGATGATCGTAAATTTATGTCAATGCTCGAAGATTTTTGGCTTCCAAGAAGAGAGGGCGGAAGAGGTACTGAAATTACCACTCTTCCTGGTGGACAAAATCTTGGCGAACTTGCCGATATTGAGTATTTCCAAAAGAAATTATACAGAGCTTTGGGAGTTCCAGAGTCAAGAATTGCTGCCAATGAGGGATTCAATCTTGGTCGCTCTTCAGAAATTTTAAGAGATGAATTAAAGTTCTCAAAATTTGTTGGACGTTTAAGAAAAAGATTTTCTCAGATGTTTAATGATATGCTGAGAACTCAATTACTGCTTAAAAATATAGTAACCCCAGATGATTGGGAAATCATGGAAGATCATATTCAATATGACTTCTTGTATGATAACCATTTCTCAGAATTAAAAGAGTCTGAACTTCTTTCTGAAAGATTAAACTTAGTTACGACTATTGAACCATATATTGGAAAATATTTTTCAACAGAATACGTTCGTAAGAAAATTTTACGACAAACGGATTCTGAAATTATTGAAATTGATTATCAAATTGATGATGAGATTCAAAAAGGAATACTTCCTGATCCAAATGCCCCAACGGATGAAATGGGTAATCCAATTCCTCAAGATAGTGAACAACAAAACTTGGGAGATGTTCCAATGGAACCGGAAATTGACGCAAGTTCGACTCAGGCACCAGAAATATAATAGCAACAAAATATAAATAACTTTATACTGACAAAAATTTAATGGAAGAGCTTATCGATTTGATTGCAACGGATGAATCTCCATCTGTTGTTACTGACCAGATTAAAAATTTATTATACGCAAAAGCAGCAGAAAAAATTGAAAGTCAAAAGTCTTCGGTTGCTGCATCATTATTTGCAGACTCTGAAGCAACACACGAGGAGGAATAATGGGAAGAATTTTATTAAAGGGAACAGAAATTCAAGTTCCAAATACAGTTGGTGCTGGATCTAGTTTTAGTGAAGCTACTGTCGTTCGCTTGGCAAATCCAAGTACAACTGATTATGTAATTACAGTATCTGAAACGAATGCTGGTCCCACGATTGGAACTTTTACTATGTTAGCCAATACGACAGAATTGTTAGAAAAGCAACCATCGCATACTGTTCATGTTAATACCGGAACAGATGTCTTAGGAACAAAAGTAGGATTCACAGGATAATCAAATGAAACTCATCACAGAAGAAGTATCAAACGTAAAAATTATTACCGAAGGCAAGGGTGCCAGTAAGAAATTATACATTGAGGGTGTTTTCCTTCAAGGTGATCTCAAAAACCGTAACGGTAGAATGTATCCAATGGAGACACTTTCCCGTGAGGTAAATCGTTATTGCGAAACCTTTGTAAATAAGGGACGTGCTCTGGGAGAACTTGGTCATCCCGATGGACCCACCGTAAATCTGGATCGTGTTTCTCACAAAATTACTTCACTCGTTCGAGAGGGAACTAATTTTAGAGGTAAGGCACAAATTCTTAATACTCCTATGGGTAAGATTGCATCTTCCCTTTTGGATGAAGGTGTAATGCTCGGAGTTTCTTCTCGTGGTGTTGGATCTTTGAGAGAAGATCATCGCAGTGGTTGTAAAGTTGTCGGCGAAGATTTCCAATTGGCAACTGCTGCCGACATTGTTGCAGATCCTTCTGCTCCAGATGCTTTTGTTAATGGAATTATGGAAGGAAAAGAATGGGTTTGGGAAGGCGGTATTCTTCGCGAACAACTTGCAGAAAGAACTCAGAAGAGAATTAATACTCTCGTAGGTCAAAGACAACTTGAAGAGCATAAATTGGAATTATTCAAACAATTCCTCTTAGATTTGTAATTTATAAATAAATATAGATTAATACAATAAATCTAAAGAAAAATGTCCGTTGGTAGCAATTTACAAGAAATGGAAAACGTAGTAACCAAAGGGGCAGCACCTGCCGAACAAATTAAATCTGATGCTTCCAGAGTTTCTACTCCTGGTCAAGCTCAGGTTGAAGATTTGGGTGGTCCTACTCCAGAAAATTATAGATCTGATGATGATTCAGCTAAATTGAGAGATCCCGCAAAAACTGTTGCTCAGGTTAAGGATGTAGTTAATGCTAAGGCTGTAGCTGCAGAATCTGCTGAGGAAGAAGAGGGAGAATTTGTTTCTGAAGAGGAAACTACCGAAGAGGAATATGTTTCCGAAGAAGAAACTACCGAAGAGGAAGTTGTTGAAGAGGAAGTAGAAGAAGAATTTAATATCGATGAAGATGTTGAGGCACTTCTTCAAGGAGAAGAGCTTTCTGAAGAGTTCCAAGAAAAAGCAAAAATTATTTTCGAATCTGCAATTCGTTCTAAAGTTGCAGAAGTTAAGGAACAACTTCAAGATGCATACGAAGATGCACTTGTAGAAGAAATTAATACTATTAAAGAAAGTCTTGTAGAGCGTGTTGATTCTTATCTTGAGTATGTTGCTGATGAATGGATTTCTGACAATCAACTCGCAGTTGAGCACGGTCTTAAGACTGAAATGACAGAATCATTCCTGGTAGGAATGAAGCAACTTTTTGAAGATCATTATGTAACAATCCCTGAAGAAAAATATGATGTAATCGAGAGCATGGTAGATAAACTTGATGAAATGGAAGGAAAACTCAACGAGCAAATTCAAAGAAATGTTGCTCTAAATCAAAGATTAGCAGAGTCAGTTGCTGATGTAATTTTTGCAGATGTCGCTGAGGGTCTTGCACTTTCTCAGAAGGACAAACTCGCTTCTCTTGCTGAAAATGTTGAGTTTGATAGTGAACAGAGCTATCGTGAGAAACTGGTAACCTTGAGAGAATCATATTTTCCAACAAATACCAGTGCTCAAAGAAACTCTAGTGAAAATTTATCAGAAGAAACTGATTACTCGATTGAGGATTCAGTAAGTAGCACCATGGGTGCATATCTCAATACTCTTCATAGAGTTTCCAAAAAGTGATTTATAGATCATAGTCAAACTTACACAATTTTAACGAGGTAAAAAAAAATGCAAATGTTCAATGCAGAGCAATTGCAAGAGAAGTGGTCCCCACTCTTAGACTACGAAGGTCTTGATCCTATCAAAGATTCCCATCGTAGAAATGTAACTGCAATTCTGCTCGAAAACCAAGAAAATTCAATTCGTGAGGCACGTGAGTTCCTTTACGAAGCACCAACCAACAGCACTGCTTCTGGCACTTATGCTGGTCTTGGTGGTCAAACCACTGGCGCACTGCAAGGTTTCGATCCCGTTCTGATCTCTCTGATCAGACGTTCGATGCCTAACCTGATGGCATACGACATCTGCGGTGTCCAACCAATGAACGGTCCTACCGGACTCATCTTTGCGATGCGCTCCCGTTATAAGACTAATGCTGGTAGCGAGAACTTCTACAACGAAGTAGATTCGGCATTCTCCGGTCAAGACTCAGGATTCAACGAGACTGCTGGTTTCGTTGATGGTGCTGTCGGTCTTGGTACTACTGCTCAGGGTGGAAGCAATCCTTCAATCCTTAGCCCAACCGATCAATCTACTAACGCTGGAACTGGTGCTAATCAGTACAACGTTGGTCAGGGCATGAGAACCGATGCTGCTGAAGGTCTTGGCGAGTCCGAGAACTTTAACCAGATGGCATTCTCGATCGAGAAGGTCACCGTTACTGCCAAGTCACGCGCACTGAAGGCTGAGTACTCACTTGAGCTTGCTCAGGACCTTAAGGCAATTCATGGTCTGAACGCCGAAGCCGAGTTGGCAAACATTCTCTCTACTGAGATTCTTGCCGAAATCAACCGCGAAGTTGTTCGTACCATCTATAAGTCTGCTGTTCCTGGTGCTCAGGCAAACGTTGCTACTGCTGGTACTTTCGACCTTGATGTTGACTCCAATGGTCGTTGGTCTGTTGAGAAGTTCAAGGGTCTGATCTTCCAAATCGAGCGCGATGCCAACGCTATCGCTCAGCAAACTCGTAGAGGAAAGGGTAACATCATCATCTGTTCTGCTGATGTTGCTTCCGCTCTTGCAATGGCAGGTGTACTTGATTACACTCCTGCACTCAATGCAAACCTTCAGGTAGACGACACCGGTAACACCTTCGCTGGTGTACTTGCTGGTAAGTTCCGCGTTTATATTGACCCATATTCTGCCAACGTTGCTTCTACTCAGTATTACACCGTTGGTTATAAGGGTTCTTCACCTTATGACGCAGGTCTGTTCTATTGCCCATACGTTCCTCTTCAGATGGTTCGTGCTGTTGGCGAGAACACCTTCCAGCCTAAGATTGGCTTTAAGACCCGCTACGGCATGGTCGCTAATCCATTCGCTAAGGGCGGTTCTCTCTCCGATCCTGGTATTATTTCCACCAACTCTAACGTATACTACAGACGCACTAAGGTTTCTAACCTCATGTGATGTCTTTTACATAGAGTTTCTTACAGAGGGTCCTTTGGACCCTCTTTTTTTATCTAAATACAAATAAAAGCCATGGCAACCGCTTTTGATAAGCAGATAAGTAATAGAAATTTTTTGTCTCCAATAGGATTTAAGTTTAATCTTGCCAAATATCCTAAAGTATCATTTTTTTGCAATTCTGCCCGAATTCCTGAAATTACCTTAACGACTTTAAATCAGGCATCATACTTAAAAAATATTGATATTCCTGGAGGAATTGTTCAGTATGGCGACTTATCTTTAAAATTTTTAGTTGATGAAAATCTTGTAAATTATTCGACCATTCATAATTGGATTACTGGTTTGGGTTTTCCAGAATCCACGCAAGATTATGCCGATTTTATTACTAATTCTGATGGGATAAAAGATCCAAATGAATCATTTAGTGATGCAAGTCTTCATATTTTGAATAGCAATTATAATACTGTTGCAATCATTAAATTTAAAGATCTATATCCAACATCATTAACTTCTTTAGACTTTGCAGCAACAGATACTGATATTAATTACTTTACAGCAGAGGTTACTTTCAAGTATACTGTATATAATATACTAGCATCTGACAACAGAACACCCTTATGAATCTTGAACAAATTCAGGAGATGTGGGAGAGAGATTCTTTCATAGATCCAGATAACTTACATGATGAATCACTTAAAATACCTCAACTTCACTCTAAATACTATACCATATACAATACGATTACTCTTTTAAGAGAAAAGGCAAGAGAGTCTTTTAATCGTGTGAGGTTAGAAAGATATAATTATTATGCAGGTAAAGCACCTGCTGAAGTGTATGAAGAAAATCCATTTCCCTACAAGATAAGAGAAAAAGATGTACTTCAACGCTATCTTGATGCTGATGAAAGATTAACAGCAGTAGATTTAAAAATTAAATATTACGATACCATGTTAAAGTTTCTTGAAGAGATTATTAAGACTATCTCTAATAGAACTTTTCAAATTAAAAATGCAATCGAGTGGCACAGATTTCAAGCAGGGTTTAACTAATGGATGAAGAATCCAAGTTTATAATGGATTTTGGTATAGAAGATATTCATCTTTTATACCATTGTGTATGTAAAAGAATAGAAACCTGGGAGGGATATCCTTCCAGGCATCCATTTGAGCAAGAACACTTACATTATCTTAAAACTGAACTGTATAAAGCAGTTTTAGATTTCAAGTTTAATTGTGGTGAATAATAAATACCTAATAATGATAGAAGTAAGATAGAGATGAAGTCTTTCGGAGATTTTATATTTGAATGTTATAGATATGGTTTCCTTTTATTTGAGGGAAAATATAGTGATGAACATGCATTCAGAAAAGTATGGAATCACTTTATTACTCATAGAAAATACGGCAGAGAAATAAGAGATCTTATTAATGCTGGAAAATATGATGATGCTAGACAAGCAATGGAGAAAGAAATTGATGCTGCTAGACAAGATCCTAAACATCCATTAAGTTTTGCAAAGGCAAAACGGGGATTTGAAAAGGGAAAAGATACTAATGCAAGTCAAAGTCAATCAACATACTATGACGAATTGAAATTGGCACCAGATAGTGTTGTAGCATATACAAAAGGAAGAAGAGGAAAATCTGCTGCTAATAGATCAACTGCTTATGCTAAAGTTGAAGGTGGAGCAACTCCACCCACTACAAGAATGTGGAAAGATGTAGTTGGAAAAGAAGCAGATACATCAAAAAGAGATATTTCTATCGCAGACACAAAAGATAAAAAATTTGGACAAGGAATTAGTTTAAAGCAGGGAGAAGGATCACAAACTCTATCTGCCGAACCAGAAGAAGTTAGAGGATTATTCAAAGCTGCTGCTAAAAAATATATTCAAAAACTGAAAAAAGATGGTGCCTCAAAGGAAGAAATTAAAAAATTTGAGGCAGACTTAGAATCTAATATATCAAAATATGTTAGAGCACAGAATTTAAAAATTAGTCCAACAGAAAATAAAGAAAAGAGTGAGAAAAGATTATCAATTGCTCAATCTGCAGTTGATGCTCTTGTTAAAAATTATCCCGGATTTGATAGATTAGTTGATAAAGAAGCTGCTGGTGGTGAACAAAAATTCGGGAAAGAAGTTTCTGCTCAGTTAGATCCAGAAAGTCAAGAATTTAAAGATGCATTAACTGCAATGAGACTTTTGAGGGGTAAAGGAAGTCCAAATGATAAAATTGATAAGTCAGATTTGGAAGTAGGTGAACTTGGAGCAATTAAAAAAATTGCCGATAGTAAAAAATATAAAAATAATCCAAAACAACTTAAGATAGATTATATGGGTATGGATAGAGATGATCCAAAAAGAAAAGAATATGAAAAAGCTTATAAACTATTGACAAAAAGAATTGATGTAAGTGATTTAAAAAAGGGACAAAGAGAACGAATTGAAGGTATTCTTTCAAAGTATCCAACTATGAAATCTCTCTCAGATTTCCTTAAGTCTTCCCCATCTGGGCAGGCAACTGAAGTTGTTAGGGGAACTTATGTAGATCCTAAGACGGGTGAAGTTGTTAGTAGAGCAAAATCTGAACCAGTATCTCAAAGGGCAGATCTGGACCAACCTCTTACTCCTAGATCTGGAAAGGGTAAAAGTAGCAAAACAGAGGATGGATACCGTGCATCTGAAATGAGACGTAGAGGAGAAGAACCACAAAGGATACAAAGATCTGGTGCTTTAGCAGGAAGAGTTGGGCCAGCAAAACCTGATGCAGATAAACCAGATAATCAAGCACAACCACAACAAGGACCAATGACCTTGGATACGTTTAATAGACAAGCAAGAACTGCCGAATTGAGATCAAAAGGAGTTGGTAGGGAAAGAGATGAAAGGTTAGCAGCAGAAAGAGAGGCAGTAAAACAAGAAAGGATAGAGAGGCAGGCAGCAGAAAGACGGGCAAGATATGCTGCACGAAAGGCGCAACAAACACAACAAGCATTCTTTGATACTGAAAGAGATCTAGAAGTAGCAAGTGTAAATGCGCAAAATGCATCTATTCCCATAAATCCAGAAACTGGAGAACCAATATTAAGGCAGCATAGAAAAAATGTAGAGGTTCATATTGCAACGGATCCCACTTCTCCTATTGCACAAGCAAACAATCAAATAAGACAACAAGCACAGAATACTTTGGCAACAGCTCAAAGTAATTATGATACTGCATCATCAAAACATCAGCGAAGTTTGCAGCGTTTGCAACAAATTAAAAAATCTGCAAGAACTCAACAACCTCAACAAGCACAACAAGCACAACAACCACAACAAGCACAACAACCTCAAGAAGTTCAACCCCAACAACCACAAGAAGTTCAACCCCAACAACCACAAGAAGTTCAGATTAAACCAAAGAAAAGAAAAAGAGAAAGAACGGAAGCAGAAAGAGCAGACACTAGACAGAGAATGGACGCTGCCGGAGAACAGCAAGGTTATCCAAACTAACCCCAATAAATACTTATAATTAATATTATGAGTATATGTCTCATTTGATTATTCAAAAGAAGAACGAAGTATATTTAACAATAAAGGCAGATCCTCACGTTTATTACGAACTTGCAGATCAGTTCACGTTTGAGGTTCCTGGTGCAAAGTTTATGCCTCAGTTTCGTAATCGACACTGGGATGGAAAAATTCGTTTATTCAATACCGAAACTAGTGAGATATATGTTGGTTTATTGGATAAAGTCGTAAGATTTTGTGAAACTCATGATTATACTTATGAGTTTGTAGACAATAAATTTTATGGACTTCCTTTTGAGACGAACAATATGATCTCTAAGGAAGGCGTTAAAGACTATATAAATGCTATCTGTAGGTATTCCCCTAGAGACTACCAAATAGAAGGGGTCTACGACGCTCTAAGACATAATAGAAGACTGCTGATATCCCCAACTGCTTCTGGAAAGTCTCTGATGATATACTCTCTTGTGAGATATTACGTTGAGAAGCAACAAAATATTCTGATAGTTGTTCCAACGACTTCGCTTGTAGAGCAAATGTATAAAGACTTTGCAGACTATGGTTGGGATGTAGGTTCATTTTGCCACAAGATTTATGCGGGACGTGAAAGAGAGACTGATTCTCAGGTGATTATCACCACCTGGCAGTCCATCTACAAACTCCCTCGCAAGTATTTTTCAAGATTCAATGTGGTTGTTGGAGATGAAGCACACCAGTTTAAATCAAAATCTCTTATATCTATAATGTCAAAGCTTGCAGATTGCAAGTATCGTTTTGGTTTTACCGGAACGCTTGATGGAACACAAACTCATAAGTGGGTCTTAGAAGGTCTATTTGGACCATCATATAAGATTATTAAAACTGATGAGTTGATGAAGAAAGGGCATGTTGCTCAATTGGACATTAATGTGCTTCTACTGAAGCACCCAGCACATAGATTTGAAAATTTTGAAGAAGAAGTTCAGTATATCATAAATCATGAACGAAGAAATAAATTTATTCGAAATCTTGCTCTCGATCTTAAAGGTAATACTCTTATTCTATTCTCCAGAGTAGAAGGTCATGGTCAACCTTTATATGAAATGATAAATAGCAATAAGATTGATGATCGACATGTCTTTTTTGTTCATGGTGGAGTGGCAACAGAAGACAGAGAAAAAGTAAGAGAGATTACAGAGAAAGAGAATGATGCGATTATTGTTGCATCTTATGGAACATTCTCTACTGGCATTAACATTAAAAACTTACACAATGTTATTTTTGCTTCTCCTTCCAAGTCGAGGATTAGGAATCTCCAATCAATTGGTAGAGTTCTCAGAAAAGGAAATAACAAAACAAAAGCAACACTCTATGATATTGCTGACGACATTTCCTACAAGTCCAGGAAAAATTATACTTTAAATCATCTAATCGAAAGAATTAAAATTTATAACGAAGAAAATTTTAATTATGATATTGTAAACATACCGCTTAAAAATTAATATGGGAGATGAATTTCACGCAATCATAAAAATGATATCTGGAGAAGAAGTATTGTCATTAGTAATGGTGGATGAGAATGATGGTGATCCTATTCTTGTTCTCCAAAATCCAGTAGTAGTTAAAATGTCAGAAAACAAACATGGATCTTTTATAAAGGTGAAACCTTGGGTTGAATTATCTGATGATGATTTCTTTATTGTTAGACAAGATAAAATTATTACTATGACTGAAACTACAGATAAGAAGTTAATCAATATCTACACTCAATATATTACGGATTCTTCTGATGAAGACATTGATGAATTCAGTCAATATGGAAAAGTAAAGCCATCTGAAAAGATGGGATATATTTCTACGGTCAAAGAAGCCCGTAAGAAACTGGAAGATATATTTAAGTTAGAAGTAGAAGATACTAAAGAAAGCTAAAGCTCATCCTTCAACCCTAACAAAGGTAGTCTACTGCTAATCTGGCACCTTGTCAAGTCTTTGTTGATGTGCTAAAATAAAGATATCTTATAGAATTAGTAATCGATGTCATGCCTAAAAAGAAATCAGAACATTATGTAAATAATAAAGAGTTGTTGGAGGCAATGATCGTTTACCGTACAAAAGTCGAAAAGAAATATAAAGAGATATACGGTAAAGATTTACGAGAACAACCAAAGGAAGAAAGAGCACGAAGATGGGATGGTAAACCTCCCATTCCAAATTATCTTGGAGATTGTTTTTTAAAGATCGCAACTCACTTATCATATAAACCAAACTTTGTAAATTATATGTTTCGTGAGGATATGATTTCAGATGGAATCGAAAATTGCGTTCAATATATTCATAATTTTGATCCTGAGAAATCCAAAAATCCTTTTGCTTACTTTACGCAGATCATTCATTATGCTTTTCTCCGTAGAATCCAAAAAGAGAAAAAGCAACTTGACATTAAAACCAAAATTATTGAGAAGACTGGATTTGATGAAGTTATGATGGTTGATGACAGCTTGCTTTCGGGACACAGTTCTGACTACAACACTATTAAAGATAATATTCAATATAGAAACCGATGAAAATTACCGAAGATATTATTACTCGTCTAGAAAAAGCATTAGACATGCGAAAGAAAGATGGCACACCCATCTGGAGTGACGATCAAGAAATTGAAATCAACATCGCAGGAACTTTTGCGAATGATAAATTCATCGTTATCAATAAAAAACGACCAAGAGAAGAAAGCACTCCAGATTTGACACTTAAAGCACACCATTCTAAACTTGAAATCTAGTTAAAACTTACTATGCGTATCGGTTTAATCACAGACACTCACTATGGCGCCAGAAAAGGTTCAAAGTTTCTTCATGATTACTTTGAACTTTTCTACAAAAATGTCTTCTTCCCTGCTCTAAAGGAACATGGCGTAGAAACTGTGATTCATATGGGAGATGCTTTTGATAGTCGTAAGTCAATTGACTACCAAAGTCTTGAGTGGGCAAAAAGAGTTGTATTTGATCCACTTAAAGAGTATGATGTTCATATGATTATTGGTAATCATGATACTTATTATAAAAACACCAATGATGTAAATTCTCCAGACCTTCTTCTTCAAAGTTATTCAAATGTTAAAACATACAGCAAAGCAACGGAAGTTAACATTGGAGGACTGGATATTCTATTTTTACCTTGGATTAATTCGGAAAATGAAAATGAAACCTATCAACTTATTCAAAAGACATCTTGCAAGTGTGCGATGGGGCACCTTGAACTCCAAGGATTTAGAGTTAATCGACAAATCATCATGGAGCATGGTACTGACGGCAAGTTATTTGAGAACTTCATCAGAGTCTACAGCGGTCACTACCACACTCGATCGGATGACGGAAAGGTCTTCTATCTAGGAAATCCTTATGAGATGTATTGGACTGATGTAAATGACCCAAGAGGATTTCATATTTTTGATACAGAAACTCTAGAGCATATTGCAATTGATAATCCTTATAAGTTATTCTATAATATTTACTATGAGGATACAAACTATAAACTTTTCAACGCCTCTGAATTTAAAGATAAAATTGTAAAGGTTATTGTTCGTAAAAAATCAAAACCAAAAGACTTTGAAAAGTTTATTGATAAGATTCATTCTGCAGGTGTTCAAGAACTCAAAATTGTAGAAAACTTTGCCATTCAGGAATCTGAAGATTTTGAAATTAGTGAAGAAGAAAATACAATTTCTATCTTGAATAGATATATTGATGAGTCAGAATTCGAATATGATAAGACAACAATTAAAGGTATATTCGAGGACTTATATAGACAAGCGTGTGAAGTAGAGTAATGTTTCTTCTAACCCTCAAAGACAGAAAAGATGACGGAGCATATGCCGTCCACAATAATTTGGGAGAAAAAGTTCTGTTTCTTTTTGAGGAAGAAGATGATGCCACTCGTTATGCTTTAATGCTTGAGGATGATGAAGATAAGGAAATGGAAGTCGTAGAAGTCGATGACGAACTTGCCATAAAAACTTGCATATTGTATAATTACAAGTATGCGGTGATTACACCAAATGATATTGTGATACCACCTAAGAATGATAACCTTCAAGAAGATTAAATGGAAAAATTTTCTCTCAACTGGAAATCACTGGACAGAGATTGATTTTAAAAAGAGTCCTACAAACCTAATCATTGGAACAAATGGTGCGGGCAAGTCTACTATGTTGGATGCACTTACATTTGTTCTGTTCAACAAGGCGTTTAGAAAAATAAATAAAAACCAACTTATCAATACAACAAATGAAAGAGATTGTCTTGTAGAAATTGAGTTTATTGTAAACAATAAGGAATACTTAGTTCGTCGTGGAATCAAACCAAATGTGTTTGATATTGAAGTCAACGGAGTTGCTCTTCATAAAGAGGCAGATGATCGTGCTAATCAACGCATTCTTGAAGAGAACATTCTAAAAGTAAACTACAAATCATTTACTCAAATTGTGATTTTGGGTAGTAGCAATTTTGTTCCCTTCATGCAGTTGAATAGTACAAATCGTCGAGAGGTTATTGAAGATCTCTTGGATATTCGCATATTCTCCGCAATGAATAATTTGCTCAAGGATAAGATGAGAAATCTTAAGGAGCAGATTAAGTCACTTGATTTGAGGAAAGAAAACTTAAAAGATAAAGTCAAGATGCAGAAAGACTTTATTGAAGAACTTGAGAATCGCGGAAATGCTAATATAAATGCCAACAAAGAAAAGATTATCAAGTTAGATGGAGAAGTTGGCATTTATATTGAGGAGAATACAGGAACAGAAGAGACTATTCATAGTCTCACAAAAGAACAGGAAGAAGTTATTGGTGCGGGTGATAAGTTAGTAAAACTAAACAATCTCAAAGGTAAATTGTCTCAAAAGGTAGGTACAATTACCAAAGAACACATGTTTTTTACCGAAAATTCGGTATGCCCTACATGCACTCAGGATATAGAAGAAGAGTTTCGATTAAATAGAATTACAGACGCTCAAAATAAAGCAAAGGAGCTTCAACAAGGATACAAAGAACTTGAAGAAGCAATTAAAGTTGAAAAGGAGAGAGAGCGTCAATTCATTGCACTTTCAAAGGAGATTACTGAACTCAATAATGGCATTTCTCAAAACAATACTCGGATTAGTTTCAATCAGAGACAAATCAGAGATCTTGAACATGAAATTCAAACTATTACCAATCAGTTACAAAACCGAAATACTGAACATGAGAAATTAGATGAGTTTCAAGAAGGTCTTCAAAAAACGTTTGAAGACCTGAGTAATAAGAAGGAGCAAATGCTAAACTATGAGTTCTCTTATTCCCTCCTTAAAGATGATGGAGTCAAGACTAAAATCATTAAAAAGTATTTGCCCTTCATTAATCAACAGGTTAATCGATATTTGCAGTTGATGGATTTTTACATCAACTTTTATCTTGATGAAGAGTTCAATGAAACTATAAAATCTCCTATTCATGAGGATTTTTCATATTCTTCATTCAGCGAAGGTGAAAAGATGCGTATTGATCTTGCGCTACTTTTTACTTGGCGGGAAGTTGCCAGATTGAAGAATTCTGTAAATACAAACCTTCTTATTATGGATGAAGTTTTTGACTCATCTTTGGATGGATTTGGAACAGATGAGTTTCTCAAAATTATTCGCTTTGTCATCAAAGACGCAAATATATTTGTCATCTCTCATAAGACGGGATTGGAAGATAAGTTTGGGGAAGTAATTCGATTTGACAAAGTGAAAGGATTCAGTAGAATGATCTAAATACCATTAGTACTATGGACATTTTTAATTATGGGATACATACCTTATTCGCCTGAATGGCATAGATATCGTTATCTCAAGGAATCGATAGGTAAATATCTAGATGATGGCATAGAACCTACTTCTATCATGAATGATATTAGGCATATACTTCATGTAAGATCTGAAGTTGCTTATCAGGAGTTCAATAGAATCAATCAACTAGAGCACCATCTTTCGGAAGAATAATATGCTTTCCACCCAATACAGACTTCGGTTAGAGTTTATTTGTAAGTGCATCGCAAATAAACAGGAAGTCAAACTAGAAGATATGATATGGGCAGAAAAACTTGCAAAAGCAAATACTTCTGCCAGAGAAATGTTAAACAAAGCCCGTCGTCATGCTGCTCATGATATTGAGGAGGGTAGTATGGATGATTTTATGAATAGGATGGGATTAGGAGACCCCGACCCATCCAATTACAAAACGGGGTTTAATGGTGCTGATGATATTCATGATTGGTTTAAGCAAGACCGCAGTGATGATTGGAGACAGCGTGATTAAAAGTTAAGAGATTTTGAGTTAAGTTAAAAAAACATATAACTTCATTAAAAACGAGAAATGTTTTGAAATCCGCACTATATACGATAGAATAAAGAGGTAATCAAAATGATCTGAAATTTTTTGATTATGTTATTCTATGTGCGTGGAGGATATGATGCACAATCTAATTTCATATAATCAACTTGCGGGTTGGAAACACTTTGAAGAAACGGTTGATGAATGTAATGAGCAACTGGATAAAATTAATGATTATTTTAATTGTTTAATTGAATGTGACGAAAATAAAGGAGTATGTCAACGTATCTGTGT